TACCGCTGTGCAAGGTTCCCTCTTTGAACTCGTTATAAACCTTACTCATCTTCTTTTCAGATTTTGTCTTTTTCACTTGACCTCCAGATAACCGTTTTCAAAAAGTAAACCTATCGTCTTGCGGTGAGCTTCTTCCCACATCTCTACCCGTTCCTGCTTAGAAAGATTCTTACCCTGATCTAGCTCGGAATGGCAAGCAAAGCACAAACTTGCAATTCTAAAATCGCTACTCTTTATACTCTTTCCCTTGCCGTCCCGCAACTGGTTGCTGTGGGCTGCTACTACTGTCCCGTCCTCCCTTCCGCAATGGCAACACGGTAGCTTTCGGGCGATCTCTAGTAGCTTTTTGTTTCGGTAGTTCAATCTGTCTTTTTCTCCACATTTAGCATCGCCTTTTGGATTTCTTTGGCAAACTTCCTGATCTCAGGCTCGTGGTAATACTCAAGATTTCCGAAGCAACGCTCCATCAAAGCGTCTATCTCACGCTTCTTCAGCTTTCTCAGCTTGACAGGCAGAATCTCGAATAAAGGCTCTTGCATATAGCCTCACGATAGCTGCCCTCATTCTACCCTTTTGGTTAAATTTCCTGCTCGGGTAATTAAAAAGACTTGCCCTAGTTATTTTGATTAAATTTACTGCTCGGGTAATTAACAAACGACTCGCCCTCGTTACATTCCTCACAGCAGGTAACGATCTCGCCAGATAAGTCCCTAGCCCTCGGAACCTCATCCCAATCAACTACCCATCCACACCACTCACATTGTGCCAAATTGCTATCATCTGGTACGTTATCTTGTATGTCAGTCATGGCGCACCCCTTTCGCGGATAGCAGCGGCATATTGGCTACCAAAGTAAAGGTCATCATCTTCAACCATCTCACATAGCTTCGCACATTCCTCACGCTCCAAAGCAATCGCATAACTAATCCGGTCTTTGAGGCTTTGTTCGCCAACAAGTGTCATTCGGATAATGTCATCTCTGGTCATTGAGTCACCCTATCCATAGTCCGATTAGAAGCCTCCTGAGTCCTGTAAACGTCGATCCGAGCCTGTGCCGCTATCAACTGCCACCTAAGTTCTTCAGCAGCCTCTACAGCCGCCTGAAGCCCCTTTAGTAAGGCTTGATACTCTGGGTGAGCGTAAGCCTGATTCTCCCTGTCAGCTACCGTATTCCCGATAGCCTGACTGAATAGGATTGCTTTCTTGCTCTTGCGAAACTCCTCAAGGTAGGTAACTTCAGCCTTAGCCTTAGCGTAAGCCGTAGAGTTTCTGTAGATAAAGTCGATTGCTTCGTGCGGATTAACTTGCATATAGCACCCGACCAATAGCGACTTGTAATGCCTCAACCAGCTTGTCAGCGTTCTCTGGAGTTATGCAGAGATTTGCACTACCGTTTCTGACTATGATGTTGACCCAGACATCCTCGCCTATGGTGTCAACGTAAATGCCTTGATGCTGCTCTACACCTTCGATTTTGATTGATTCCATGTTGTTCCCCTTGAAAAACCGGGGGTTCCCCCGGATTGTTAATTAAACAATACGCAACTTGCCTGACATACCGCGAGACTTTAAGGCTGAGATAATTTGCTCAATAACATCCTGTCGCGTATCGCCAAGAAACTCAACTAACTCACCTTGTAACTCGGCAATGTTGGTGCGGATTGGCAATGCCTCGCACTCACCGATAAAGAAAGTTTTGCCGTAGCCGTTGGTCTCTTGAAAAATGCTAGCTTTTACGATTCCCATTTTGTTCCCCTAGAACGCCGGGGTTTCCCCCGGCTGGTTGATTAATAACTAGCTGGTGATGAGATGGTCATCCGGGTATCGAATTCAGGTGAGTTTTGAAACTCTACCAATTCGCGGAAATCAGCAAACCAGTAGTGATGATGGCTGACCTTAGCAAGCCAATGAGTTTCGATGAGCTTGCTGTCAAATTTGTTGGTGTATGTCATCTTGTTCCCCTTAGTCATCCCGCATCTGCGGTATGGACGTATCTTCTCAAAACTGTTTCGGAGCGTCAACAAATATATTTCTATCGGTAAACACTATTGCTATAGGTAAATCCTATTCCGGCTATTTCCAAGGGTTTAGACGCTTTTGATCCATGACGTAGGTATCGCCATGCCCTAAGTTCTTTAGGTTTTCCTCTTTGATTAGCTGGATCTTTCTCGTCCATCCGGGGAAAGTTACGCTCTTATTATTAACGATAGCCAGCACATAGACATCTACATCGTTGTTTAGCTTAGTAGTTGCCAATAACCTACCGTCTTTGTATTTAGTTGTTTTTATATCAATTCGCTGTCCATTGAAAAGACAGTCGTAAGACCCTGACCTAGTTTTAGCGATTAAGTCTGGGAAAACATTGTGTAGCTTACAAAATGCGTACTCGCCAATGATCCCTGTCAAGTCTGTTTCTAGCGCAGACTGGTTCCCCATTTGCCGGTCTTTGGTATTGCTAGCCCTAGAAACCATATTCCTCATAGCTGCAACCATTACGCATAAATCGTAGTCCTCATCCGTTATCGTTATGGTCTTCATGGCTCCCGGCAAACCTCTTTGACAGCCTTAACAGCCTCAATGACGTTAGTGACAATAGCTACCTGACCTTTCCACGAGTGATGCCATAGCACCTGATCCGGGGTTAGCTTGGCCTTATCGTCCTTCTTTATCTCCAGCAGGACGTTCTTGCCCTTGTATCCCACCAGAATGTCAGGACAGCCCTTGCCTACGCTATGCAGATGCTCGACTTCCATCCCCAAGCGTCTTAGCTCTTTAACAATCTGCACTTGATTAGAATCCACCCGTTTATAAACCACGCCAGTCTCCTCTCTCGCCCCTGTTCCCACGTTCCCACTGAGTCCGGCAATCTTTCTCTAACCTATCCGCAGCTTGATCTCCTCGCTTCTGCCTGACCCTAGCCAGATAGTCCATTGCCTTACCCCTGTCTTCTGTTCTCCAAGCTAGCACCTGTCTGACCTCGCACCTGTGCCTATGCTCTAAAACTTCCTCGGTTGTCAAAGTCAATTCTTGCCCCTATCCTCTCCACAAACTGCTGACTTAGACTGTCGTACCATAAACCGTACCACTCAGTACCATCCCCGTTCCTCTGCTTCTCGCACATTAGGTAGGTATCCGGCTGAGTCTCGTCTATCTGTTCACCCCGATTCTTCTGGTTTTCTTTTTTCTTATTTCTCCACACCAAAAAGACGTTATCCACCTGATCCGAGATACTCCCTGACCCTTTCAGGTCGTTCTTGTTCGGCTGTGTCTCATCCGTCTGCTGCTTCCTAATATGGTGGACTAAGTGGATGTGTACATTGTGATCCCTAGCCAATGCCGTTAGCTCGTCGATAAACGACTTCTGACCGTTAAAGTCATCCTCGTTCTTGACGCACTTCATCAGGCTATCGATAACGATGTGCTTAACCTTTAACTCAACAGCGCAGTATCTCGACATAGCAATCACCTTCTCCGGTGACGTAGTTCCCTGCTGGTCGTAAAGGTACATTTTGTCGGATAGAAACTTGTCCATCCGGTCAACCATCTTCGTGATAAATCCTGCCCTGTCGTGCGTCAACGGATCATCCAACGATTCCCCGGAGAACTGTCTAAGCATCCTCTGTAGCGTCCGTTCAGGCTTCATCTCAAACGATGCTATGCAGACCGACTGACCCTGCTTGACCAGACTCAACGCTATCTGACCCGTGATAAGCGACTTACCACCACCGTTAGAGCCAGCATATACAGTTACCTCACCCTCACGATAGGCAAAAGAATCATGCGTCTTAGGCCACGGCATCACGACTTTCTTCTCTACAGTTTCCGATAGGTAAGCCTCTTTGATGGAGTCTAGCCATTCAGAAGCCTTCTTGACCCGGATCGTTACGTCGTTGGAATGTAGATACTTCTCTACGTCAATGGACTCTGATTTTAGGATTCGAGCCTTCCTAGCCTCGTCTAGTTCTATTGCCCGTGATTCAAGACTCATAGTTTCCCCTAGTTAATGTAACTCACCGCTTCGTTGATTCTGGATACAGCGGTTTTAAGCCGCTTTCTGTCTACTTCTGATACCTGCCTACCCTGACTCAAATCAAACGCCGCTACGGACGTTAGAAGGGCTTCGAATTGGATTATTTTCAGCAGGTCTGATGCGTAAAACGGTCTGCGTACTGGTTTGTTGATA